AAGCCACTCGAATTAATCTGTGAAAAGTGAGCAAATAAGTCTGCGCCACCATCGTCCGGAGTAATGAATCCAAAACCTTTGGCGTCGTTAAACCATTTTACTTTTCCTGTTACCATTTTACTATTTTCCTTGTTTGTAAATTTATGCTGTCTGTGTGAGTTATTTATGAATTTTTATCCATAATCTTTAGATTAAGCAACATGTTTTCAACTGTTAGTTTGGTAATAGTTGCCAACATTATTAGCTTGTCATCATCAGTATACACTTCTTTGTCAAACATGTCAAGTATACTTGTGCCAATCATTCTAAATGCCTGTTCTTGCCCGACAGCAAGTTTGCCCCAATCTGCAGGATCGCCAGCTTCTACTTCTGCTGCAATTTCTACCAGCTGTTCTAGTGTAATTTTTTTCATAGTGTTATTTGTCCAGTTCCGAATCCCATATGTCCTCTAGCAAAACAATTAAATGCTAGACTGTATCTTATGTCTTTTGAATCACTTGCGGGAACTGTGTGTTCTAGATGGGAAGGGAACAACAAGAGATCTCCAGTTCTCGGATAAATGGTATGTGTGCTTGAGTTATACTCATTCAAATGCGTTTTTTTAAATGTGGGCGTTGTTGTTGAGTGAAACAGGTTCACATGCGACCATGCCTGTTCAAACACAATTGGAGCAGTGGTGGGAGTTGTTTCTATATAGTAGACTCCACTGATCATAGAATTTTTATGATTATGTTTAATCACAAGTTCATCATTTAGATATCGATTGGCCCAGCTGGTTGATATATCAAATTTTATACCATCGTCGACGCCCAACGATTGATGCACAAAATAATCAATGGTGTCTGTTATCTGTTTACGCAAATTCTTGAGTTGAGGTTTGTCTAGAATATACATGCCTTTTGATCCCTCATCGAGATCTTCGTCAGTGCCATCGTGGCCAGTCCGTTGATAAGGATACTCAAGATTTTTTAACCAAGTTTTGGTTATAATATTGAGATCGCCTAGATGTGTTTGGAACAAGGGTATTGCAAACAATGGCGTTATTCTATGTTGCATTTAAACAGTCAGTGTGTTGATTGGGCCGCCGGCTTTGCCCCTAGGGAATAGGTTAAAGGCCAAACTGTATCGTACCTTTGCTGATTGATTTTCCTCAACTGAATGAGTCATCATGGACGGGAACATGATCAAATCATTTTTGGCAGGGAATATGCCCCAAGCATCTGCATTGAAGAAATTCAGTTTGGCATCATCAGCGTGGTCTTGATAGTTGAAGTCCACTCTCACAGTTTCGGTCCATAGATTATAATTGCCCTTGTCTTTGTGACAGACAAATGCGCCGGTATCAACTCCTGTATCTATGTAATAGACGCCACTGATAAGGCTGTTGCCATGATAGTGTTGTCCTGAGAAATCACCTGTGTAATGCCGATTCACCCAACTGTTCTCCATGCGAAAATCCATGTTGCGTTTTACGTCTAACACTGTGTAGATAAAATTATCTGCCGCTTTCATAATTTTAGCTTTCAACGGAGCAAGTTCTGGAGTATCTAAAATATACTTGTTCACTGTATAGTCACCGTTGTCGGCGGCCATGCGCTCATATTCTTGACTTTCAATAAAGTCACGCATGCTTTTATCTAATGACCCAATGTTGGTCTGGTACAAAGGCACGCCAAACAGTGGAGTGACCTTATAGGTAGGTGTCATTTAATCCATCCAATTTTTTTACCTTGTGCTTTTCTGTTGTCATATTCTTCAACTGAGCTGGGGAATCTCCAAGCCCATATGGCCACCAGCATCATAAACACTGCTGTGTATATTATACCACGAACTGGGACTGCTGTCAACCACATGGTGATCAAACTGGTTGTCATCATGAACAACATGAAGTATTTCATCTTCTGTGGGAACACACGCTTTTCACCCCAGTTAGTAAGGAACGGTCCAAACAGTTTGTGATTGTAAATCCAAGCATGCATACGCTCACTGCCCTTGCTAAAGCAGTAGGCTGCAAATACCACAAAGATTGAGTAGGGGATGCCCGGTGTAACTAATCCAACATAGGCCATTCCCAAACTAAGGAAGCCTAAACATTTCCATAAGAATTTTTTCATTTTACCCTGCAAATACGTTGGGACTGCCAGCAGTGATGGCACCGCCGTCGGTTGAGTCGCTGACTCGTGCTAACGGTTTATTACCTACCTTAACTGTGCCTGACCCAACATTAATAACTGCTGAGTGAGCAACACAATTTCGACCGGACGGAATAGTATGAGAAGCCACTGGATCACCTTGGCATTCAACTGCTATACTGTTGACATATACTCTTGCACTGGCGCCGGTTGGTCCTGTTATAGTCGAAGTGGCATCACACCCATGTCCGGTTGTTGTTGGGTCGCCTTGTCTAGCTACAGCTGGCATATACGTTCCTTAAAATGCTTTCGGCAAGTCGTTTATCTTACTTAGATATCCAGCAATTCGTTTTTGAACTTTATCTAATTCTTTAGGTGTTATAGTTGGTCTGTCTTTTGAAAGTTCTCCACCCTCAATTAAAAATATATAAGTAGATATAAAACTGATAAACTCTAAAGGGCTTATCGTATGTATTCCATCTCCGGCTGCTAATCTAACTAGCTCACTGTAATCTACAGATTCGAATTGAAGAGACTCTGAAATTACGGTACCCACAGGGGCGCTCGGAGCAGTAGTAACAGTTGTCGTTGTTGTAACTTTAAAAATAGCACGAGCATTGCCCGAATCTATCAATCTGCTTTCGTAAGTTATAACTGTTGATGAAGTAACAGCCATACATTATCCTTTGATAATGCTGCCAGCAGTCACTGGTTGAATACCTGTGGTTTGATAAACATACTGTTTGCCAATTTCAGCATCACTTTCTGCCATCACCGTAATTGCCTGTGTGTTGAAGGTCAACTTTGAATCCGGATTCACTGTGACTAACACAGGAGCCATTGCTGGTCCTTTCTGTGTCATAGCTAACATAACTGGCCTATCAAGAGTAATTGAACCCATGGCGTCTTCGATAAACTTACCCATTATCTCGTCGCCTGAAATTAATTTAATTGTGACAATGTCGCCTGCTGTGAATTTCTGTTTATTAAATAACATTTACATTTTTCCTATTAGTACCCGCTACCGTTGAAACCAGTTTCATCGATGTATTTTCTTAATTCTGTAAAACCACCAATCACGTTGCCATTGATAACAATTTGTGGTACTGTTCTAGCAGTTGGTACAGCTTCTAACAATTCTTCTTTGGTATAGCCGTCACCAATTTTACGTTCTTCAAATTTAACACCTTGCTGTGCCAGCAGTGCTTTTGCCTGATCGCAATAAGGGCAATGATACTTGCTCCAAACTATTACTTCCATGATATATCCTTTTAACTGTATTATATAGTCGGCAATTCAGCATAGTCAATATTTTCTCCCATGACTCCGATAACATAGTTTGTGCTTTCTGTTTCTTGTAGAGCACTTTGTTTCTTGCTGGTATCCGTGTGCTTGTTGAACCACGGAATTGGTGTTGATTTTGGTGCGGCCTGAAGATATTTGATACCAATATCTTTTAATGCACCTACTGCGGTATAATCTACAAAGTCTCGCAGGATGTTTGCATTAAGTCCAATAACAGGTCCTAACTTGAACAAGTAAGTAGCCCATTCTTTTTCTTCACGAATAACATCCATGTAAAGTTGATACACTTCTGCATGGCATTCTTCTCGAGCCTCAACAAATCGAGCATCCTCTTTAACCACTTGATTGATCATGTAGGCAGTCCAGCCTTTGTGTAACAATTCATCTTGAAGAATCAATTGAATAATGTTACCATTGCCCATAAAGATTTTATTCTCTACCATGGCTAAACTTGTGGCAAATGATACCATGAATCGAAATGCTTCTAGAGCATAACTTGCGTGTAAGGCCAACCAAACGGCTTTGACATGTTCTTTCTCAGTGACTGCTTGTCCAAGTTCTTTACGGCAGTTGATAACATGCAGTTTGTCGTAGTAGTCTCCAACGCTTGATGCCATGTCTACAATTTCTGTAGTATCATGGATTGTGTTGAACACATCCTTGGGCACGTTATAGATGTTGCGGATAATATGACTGTAGCTCTTGCTGTGAATGTTGGTTTCAAAGAATCCCCAGTTGTACATCAGTGCTTCTACTTCGGGGAGACTGCATACCGGAGTAAAGACCTGTGTTGGACCACGACCTTGCAAACTGTCTAGCGCAGTTTGACGTAACAAGTTACTAGTAAAGATATGTTTGACAGCATCGCTAGCATCTTTAAAATCGTTTGAATCTTTAGTAAGACTGATCTCTTCTGGTTGCCAAAAGAATCCTCGAGCAGTTGCATCAAAGTCTGCAATCTTTTTATATTTTACTTCTTCAAAGCGTTGAATGGTAACTGGCCCTGCTGGGTCCAGAAACATCTTGCGATTGAGATAGTCTGTTTTTGTAGTTAGGTTATATTGTTGTTTGCTCATAATTTACATGCCTCGCAGTCTTCGTCTTCGATTAATTCTCTTTCGTTATGGAACCCGTTATAGTGTACTTCGGGAGTTGCTTCAGCCATTGCTTTACTGCCTGCTTTGTTAATTAAGCTGTAATAGAATGTTTTCAATCCCCACATGTGTGCTTGCATTAAATTTTTAGCAATCAATGTAGTTGGCACTTTACGATCTGCAAAGTGTGCCGGATTGTAAAATGTGTTAGTTGAAATTGATTGATCAACATAGGCAGCAAGTACCGCGGCTGTTTTCAAATAGCCATCACAGTCTTTCTGTTCCCACATCATTTGATATTTGTTTTTTAGTTTATGATACTCAGGTACAACCTGTACAAAACTTCCTGCCTTTGATTCTTTAACTGAAATCAAGCTCATGGGCATTTCAATGCCGTTGGTTGAGTTGATTACAACACTTGAACTTTCAACAGGGGCAATAGCCATCAATGTGGCATTGCGTACACCATACTGTTTCATATTACTACGTAGTGTTTCCCAATCAAGTTCAGGAGCAAAGTCTGCCAGTTCATTAACACCCTTGGCACGTAGTTCCCAAGGAAAGACGCCTTGACCGTATCTAGTTTTATGACTTTCGGTACATGGTCCACGTTCTTTGGCCAGCTCTACTGTAGCTTCTGTTAAGTAGAACGCTTGATGTTCCATCCATGTCTTAACATCCTGTAGTGCATCTTTCTCGCCATACTTGAGCCCACGCTTGGCATGCCAGTAGGCAAGATTAGTAACACCAATGCCTAGTGGTTGTATCTCATCGTTAGACAGTTTGCTTTGTATCGACAAGAAATCTTGATAGTCAAGAATGTTACACAGGCTACGTTGTAGAATCCTACAGGCCCTACGCATATCCTCTGGATTACGGAACGATCCCCAGTTGATAGATCCCAGTGTACATAACGCTATGCGTCCACTATCGTCGTCTAATCGCTTAAATGAACGTGTGGGTAATAGGATCTCACAGCACAAGTTACTTTGATAAATCGTATGGTACTCGGGATCAAAAGGTCCTTGGTTCATTACATTATCAATGAATACGAGATATATTCGACCCGTATCTGTGCGTTCTTTTAGTATACCACTCTTGAACACTTCTTCGGCACTCATGGTCTTTTTACGTAGACCTTTCTGCTTTTCATATTTTACATATAGTTCTTCAAACAATGCAGTGTCTTTGTAAAATGCTTCGTACAAATCTGGTACTTCGTTGGGATCAAAGAATGTTATGTCTTCTCGATTTTTGAATCGTCTCCAGAAGAAAGCACTAAGCACAACCCCATAATCCATATGACGGACTCGGGTTTCTTCTGTTCCTTGGTTGTTCTTAAGTACAATAAGATCATCAAACTGATGATGCCAAATAGGATAAAATACAGTAGCACTTGCATTACGAATACCTCCTTGACTGCAACTACGCAGGTCGCCAAACCACTTCTTCAAGAAAGGTATCATACCTGTGTGCATGATCTCACCGCCTCTGATAGGAGATCCTAATGGACGCAATCGTCCAATTTCCAAACCAATGCCAGCACGTTTACTGGCATACTTGGCCATCATCTCGCCACTAGCGAAAATACTATCCAAGTCATCATCACTGCGAATAAGTACGCACGAACTGAATTGCTTAGTAGGGGTACCGAGACCAGCAAGGACGGGAGTAGCAAGGGTAAATAATCCATCACTTGCGGCATTGTAGTATTCCTTTATGTAACGCATACGGGCCGTGTTAGGTTCTTCTTTATGAAACACCGTAGCGGCCGCTATCATGTATCTAATCTGCGGTGTCTCATATGTTTGTTTTGTGCTACGATTTTTAACTAGGTATTTTTCAATCAGTTGTTCAATAGCCGCATATCCATATTGTTCATCTTTTTCATGATCCAACATGTCGTTCATTCGATTCCAGTCTTCTTCAGTATACCATTCAAGAAGTTCTGCGGTATACAATCCAGTGGCTACGTTTGTTTTTACTATTTCATATAAGTGAGGAACAGTATAACTGCCATATACATCTTTGCGTAGCATACTTAAACGTTGCTTACCTGCCACGTATTGATAGTTAACATGTCCAATGTCTGGGTTTGATTCAACGTCAATCAAATCGACAATAGCACGTAAGGTGACGCCGTCAATTTCTTTAGTAGTAATGCCATCATAAAAATGCAGTTGCGCTTTGATCTCAATCATGCTTTGGCTAACATCTGCAATGCCGGCGCATACTTTTGCTACCTGTGCCTGCCATTTTTCTACTGCCAAAGGCTCAACGCTTCCGTCTCTTTTTGTTACATATATATTTTTTGTCATTAATTATTCCGGGTGTTATTGTTTTAGTGGTTTGATATTTAAGCCAGACTCCAACTAGTTAAAAGCTAGTATTTAAAATAATTTTTCTAATTCATCGGACTCAAATATTTTTAATATTTCAATTTCCGGTGAGTCGTATGCTAGATGCTTATTATAAAGGAATACCGTTTGATTGTCAACGTTAATTGCCAAACAATTATGCCTTTGTTCTTTATCGTTAACTATACAAAGGCTTATATTGTTTATATCAATATCAGCAAGTTTAAGTGAGTAGTAAATTCCTAATATAATACTGTTTGGACAAAAATCAGGAGAATATAAAAGATTCCATGGGTTGGGCCAAGTATCAATTTTCCATGGGTCAAATGTCCTACGAATTGCAGGTGCTTGTGTCCACCAAGTGTATGCAGTACTAAGGTGGTTAGAAGAAAGTTCCTCTAATCCTATTCTTAATTTGCGCCACTCTCGTAGTCGGCCGGCGGCGCTTAACGACCAAATTTGCTTTATGCTGATTTCCACACTCTGGCTGTATAATAAAAATTAAAAGGATTGGAAGTTTCGTTTACATAATCAATACTTACATATTTTCCTTCAGTATTGGAATCTAGTAATCTTGCAGACAAGTAACAAGGTTGTAATACACCTAAACTATTAACAGTACTGTTCATTTCAACATCTACACCGTCTGTTAAGTAATTAAAAGTTCCTAACATTATTGTATTGCCGGATCGTAATGTAAAATCGAATATACCAGTGTTGGCGTGTTCCCAGTTAACTAAAATGCCTGTAGGACGTGGGGGATTAAGAGCAGGTGCAGTGGGCTTAGGCTCTAGTCTGACTAAGTCGACATTTTGTGCTTGGCCTATCATTGATACTTCGCTGTTGTAACCTACAATAATTTGCTGTCCTTCCAATGGAGGATCATTGAACACTAGACGTGCTCCTGATACACTATATTCTATCTGTGGTTGTTTTTGTATTTCATCAATAAAAACAAAAATAGGTGCACCTGGTCTGATAAAACGTAAATCTAATTGGAATTCGGCTGTGTCGCCTGTTCCTACATATACTGACCTAGGATTACCTAAAAATAACCTGCCGGTATCTAATGCATAGCCGAACTCACCTTCTTGTAACATGGGTAAGTCAATATAGTCACCGCGTCTAATTTGTATTTTTGCTAAAATTGTATCTGCCATTGTGGGCTCCTGATATCTTATTTATCAAGCGAACTTGGCATAATACTCCTGTACACGATTAGCCCACTTCTCACTCATGGTGTCAAACTTATCTAATTCGAGCTCAAAACATTGCCATTCTAAGTCTCTAGACACCATAAAGATTACAGATTTCCTTATATCTGTGTCATATAATTTATTGTGTGCATGAGCATAGGCACAACATTGTAAGTAATAATCTTCCACCCATTCTTCTTTTTTAGGCTTTTTTGTTGTTTTATAATCAATGATTGCAGGTACACCTTTGTATCGTCCAATTAAATCGGTTGTACCTGCATATAAATCTGGATAATATAGTCCTACTTCTTGACCCCATACTTCGGTTACATCGCATAGTCCTTTGGTTATAATAACTTCGCTCATATCTCTAGCAAGCTGATGTACTAGGTTATTACCACTAGGTCTTTCTTTACCAATGATCCAGTTTTCTAAATGTGTATGTAGTAGTGTTCCTAGGCCGGCGGCTTCTGTACTAATACGAGTTGCTTCGGCATCGCCTACTCGTTTACGCCATTCAATTAAGAATGTTTTGTCTTTTGTTTTATCTAGGATTGTTGTTACGCTGGGCAATTTATTACCGTCAGGAGTTGCGTATAGTCTTTTGCCGTTTAGTTCAGCACGTGATAAAGGTTTATATTCTACAGGAGGATTAATTGGTATCATTGTATATTGTAGCAAACTAACTACAATATGTCAACCTTACCAACTTATTTGCCAAATAAACGTATTAGCTGATTGAGCAGTCAATTGCTCAATGCTATAGTTCAAGTTTTCAAAATATTTAATAACTTGATCCATTTGGTCTTGGAACGTATAATTTGTGGAATTTCCTTGCCAAACATTCCAATAAATTTCATCGTCGGGACCAGATGTCATTACACTTGTGGTAACGGCAACTGTTAATAACCCGTTATCAACTGCAACAAGAATTGCCGATTCGATAGCCGAAATTTCACTATGAATAGTTGTATTATCTCTGGCCCTTAGTCTTGCTTCTTTTGCTGTTAACATTATTGAATACCTTGTTGCGCTTGTTTTTGTGCCATATCGGCTACTGTGTCTGCCGCGGCATCCTTTTGGTCAGCACCCGATGCCATTTCATCTCCAGTATCGTTAATGCCGTCGTCGATTTCTATTTCCTTTGCATTAACAGTCTTAATACTAGGAGCGCCGTCTAGCAACTGAATTATATCGCGAGGGCTAACGTAGTAGCCATCGTTGCTTAAATCAGATACCATGTCGTGCATATCTACTGTAGTCTGCCCGTTTGCACTTGCAGTATACAATAGATTCAAGACAGCATCTTTAAGTTCATTGACATACGAGCTGTTTAACTCAAACAGTTTCATTACTTTAACTCGCGGCCTATTGCTTCTTCTTCTGGACCGGCCGCGGCTGGTGCGCCAGCCATTTCGTCGCCCATTGGTTGCTCAACACCCATATCGTCAGCTGGTACTGCGCCAGCGTCAGCGGCCATATCAGGTTGTTCTTCGCCACTTAGAACTGCTACGGCATTACCTAGGCTTTCATGATTTTGTTTTAGTGTATCTAGCACTTGTTGTAATCCACCTTCAACTGAACTGTTAAATGCTTCTGCTTCTGCTGTGCCAAATACTTCTTTAATGCGTTCAGTTAAAGCCATTAATGTTTCGGTTTGTAACTTAGCAATTTTTTCAGCCATGTCTTGTAAATCACCAACCATACTTTTAGCGGCAAGTAAAACTTCCGCTTGTTGTAGATCTTGTTCCATTAACATTTTTAGGCCGCGAATGCTTTCGTCTACACGCTTAGGACGTACATTTCGACTGTCGCTACGCTTAGGAGCGATTTCGCTTAACATAATCTTAATGCTTTCGCCGACCATTACACTTTTAATATAGCGTGGGTCATTCTGATAGTTTCTAATAGAACAACTAATGTCCCATTGTTGGCGCTCTACTTGCTGTAAAATGTTGCGTAGTTTAGTACTATCAACATTGCCTTGCTTTAAGCTATAGCCAAACTGCTCTTTAAGATAAGAGCTAAGTTGTTGCAGTTTAGTCTGCGGTTTTACTGAAAAATCTGTTAATTTCATGGTGTTCTTCCATATTATGAACTATTTAGCCAAGTTAGTAGCTCTTTAGTATTCTAGTCCTAGCATCTTTAGCTAGGCTACGGCTTTGTGTATATCTGCTTTCGTAAATAGACCTTTTATCTAGGTCAGATGTACGTTTAATTTTGCTGGTATACACGCTTGCTTCATACAAATGATTAGCATACGTTTTATCAGCTTCGTATATTTCTTTACATTTAGATGATGAGCCAGAATTTGATATAAGTTGTTTGGTAATTGCGGCGGCACTTTCGAATAGTGCTAGATCTTGATATAATACTTCGTTGGTCTTTAAATCAACAATATCATATACATTCTTGTGCTTGCCCGGTGCCCATTCAGTTTCTTTAATTAAAACATGATAGTCGGCTATTCTAACGCCTGTATTTGTTTTTTCTGTATTGAGTAACTGGCGGGTTCGTACATTTGTCTTGCTTTCTTCTTGCAATGTCTCTTTGGTATCCAATGTTACTTTTTGGAATTTACTTAATATATTGGCCATTGCCTGGACACTTGGATCTGAATGTTTGCTGACTGAATTGGTTTCTAAGGCTGTAGAACTTTCCGTAATCATTTTGTTAACGGTAGTAGAACGATCCTCAACATTATTCAGTTGAGCCATTACCTTTTTCATTGCATCAATTGAGTTTCTATCTAGCATTGTTTTTCCTTTGTGTATTACTTAGTATTATAAATCTTACTATTCTTTTTTACAAAAGATTCTTCCAAACTGGATAGATCTGCAACTTGCTGTTTACTTTCGGTAAATCGACGTAGCCAAGTTGGGCCGCCGTCTTCTACTCTGATAGCTTGTTCCAATCTACCAATTTGTGTTCTATATTGTGCAAGTCTTGTTTTTTTACTTTCGTCACCGGATATGGCATGCATCTTAGATACTAGGTCAGTATACTGTTGTTTTAACGAATCAAGACGTGAACTTGATTTTGTAGTGGTACTTTTTGGAGCATCAGAGTCTCCATATTCACTAGGACTTTGTTTTAATTGATATCCCTGTTTGCGTTTTTGTGCTCTTGGGTCGCCATGGCCGCCCAATTTACTATCGATGCCGTATGCATTAGCCCCAGAGCCGTCCCAGTTATAGCTCATGTCAGTTCCCATAGAAGGTTTAGCATAATCTTTATTACTGTTAAAATTATAACCACTGTTATATCCTAATTCAACTAACTTTGATTCAAATGCTGGCTGGTCTTCCCATGGCTTCCAGTATCCCCTGCGATGATTATCAACTACATAAATTGTATAAGAATCATGACCCTGTTTAGTATCTACTACTTTTTTTGCGCCCCAGTGATGTTCTTTATAACTGTCGGCTCCGTGTTTATTTCGGTTAGCATCCGGGCCACTAAAAGTTACTACTGTGTTATATTTCTCTCCGTTGGGAGCGATACCATCTTCTTCTTTATGTGTTTGTTTAGGCGCAGTTTCCTGTGCTTTTCTAAATTTTTTAAGTTGACGATCGTGTGCCATGTCTTCTTCGGACGGACCAGCATCGGGTAGTTCATAGTCGTCGTCGCCGCGATGTTTACGACTTGGCGCTTTTAGTGCATTATAGTAATCAATGTCACTGTCAAAATCATGTGGGTTCACTTCGTTTAACTTCTTTCCTGCATAGTTTCTAGATAACTTAACTTCTTCTACACCATGGCTATGTTTTAATTTTTGTATTACAGAATTTACAGCAATGCTAACATCGCTGGTTCCAATTTCATCAACATCGCCAATCCAGTCTGCCACATCTTGGGCGGCATCAAGAACTTTTTCCGGACCATATTTTTGCAATACGTCTAAATGTGAATTCATAATACGACTAATAATTGCACGTAACATTGGAGGGTCATCGGCATTTTCTGCTATGGGCTTTACTTTGTCGACATTTTCGTAGGCATGCTTAGTCATTGTTTGTACCATACCTTTAGTAAATTTTCTAAGGTTAATACGTCTGGCTTCTAACCAATCTTGTATTTCTCGCATATTGAAATCAAATACTTTAATGTCGCTGGTTTTATATTCGTTTTTTAATTCTTCTAAATGACTAGCATCACGTGGACGGGCATAGACTTTATCTCCGTTTGGAACCTTAGCATAAAACAACATTTCTTTTTCGCCAGATTCTTTTAATTTTTTACCACTTATTGGACTATCTTTGTTAACGCCATGCTCTGAACTACCTGCAGGAGTTATTTGTGTTACTTTACCTTTGGCCGCGGCCTTAGTCATATCCCTTTCAGCTTTTGTATATCCGCCTACTACTGGGGCATCTTTGAACGCTCCTGACTTAGATTTTGGCGCCGTTTGTTTCTTTCCGTCATGGCCAGCAACATCTTTACTCCACTTATATGTACCAAAGTACTGATCTGTTTTTAAACCTACCATGCCAGGAATTGCGGAATGATGGCTGTCGGACATTCCTTTTTCTTTTTCATTTAATAAATCATTAGCTTTCATATAACTGCCTTGTAATAAATTTTGCTTTCATTCTTAACTTTCTTTAGCAGACCCTTCATGAATAATTGTCTACTGACTTCTCGTTCTCTTGCATCTAAATCTGTTAAGGCTACTGGAGATACACTAATTTTAGAATACAGTCCATGTTCTTCATTGTTGACTAATACTGCTGTATTATTTTCTAGTGTTATTGCTCTCATCGGTGTGGCCTTTTATTCATCGTTTTTAATCTTCTAGATAACGGACTAAACTTTTTAGTACGCAATGCTTTACGGCGCATTGATTTTCCTCTAGCACGAAGTAACTTACGCATTAAAAATCTTTTCTTTAGATTAATTGCTTTATTGCAACTTCTAGCATTTGCCACCGTTCTACCTTTTTTACGGCCGCTGGTACATCTAACTTTTCTGACAAGTTTTTTACCTTTACGAGCCCAGACCATTCTAGTCTCTACAATCATATCTTGTTCGATGTCTTCTATTAACATTTTACTTTAAATTTAAAACTAAGTATCCCAGCACCGATAACAGCGCCGCAATAATGGTCCCAGTTGTACCAACAAGTACTTTAAATTTTCCACTATTACTATCACGGATCATTTGCATAACTTCATTATGATTCGAACTCATTCTTAAAGTTAAATTCTCATGATCTTTCCTGAGGCTATTCATATTGAGATCCAAGTTCTCAAATTTTTCCTCTAATCGTTTATATCTTTCCGAGCACAAATCAACGTGCGCTTCTAGATTTGTTTTTTCCAAATCACTCATTATATTCTTTCTCCAAATTGTGGGGGAAACTTATGTTAATTGAGCCGGGATAATGTTAATAAAATGTGCCAAAAAGTCAGTAATAAAACTGTAACTAATATTTATAATGTTGTGTGTTGAACGAAGTAGATATTCTTATTGACTGCACTTAAACCATTGAATACTGCGGTTACAAAACTTGCAGTTTCATCTAGTCCAGTTATGATAGGAAGTCCATCTACATCTGCTTTTAATTTATTTTCGTCTGTATAGCCACTTCTTTCAGTGGCAAATTTTAATACCCATACAGTTTTATTTCCTGTATGTGCTGAACCAAATTCGTGATCTGCCATGGCCTCCGCCAGTAATATATCTGTGCTTATAAGATTAGGCTGTACACGTAAACTCACACATTGTATTAAACTGTTTAAATTCTGTGCCTGATTGTATGCTTTAGCTGGGGAAAGTCTACTGTCGCTAACTCCTGTATCAGTGATGTCTACTAAAGTCATTACTGTAAAAAAGTCAGGATCTCCCCCTAAATTTTCTGCACCGCGGGCGGTCCCATTTGGTTTTAAAATTGTTGCCATATCTTCACCTAATTATAGTTATAGATATTTAGCAAAAAAATACCCTGCCGAAGCAGGGTATGTATTTCATGTCTAGTAGTAGTTTTACTATTAGAATGCCATGTCAACAACTGTTGTGCTACCAACTGCGGCCGCCGCGGCAGTCTCTAGATCAGCTGTAGTTACAGTTTCGTTACCGCTTACGCAGATATTAACTGCGTCAGTTGTACCAAATGTGATCGGTCCGCCAACTGCTTCAATGGTTAAACCCTGTTGTGCAACTGCTTGTAGAATTGATTCTAATTGTGCGGCTGTGATATTGGTCTTACCGACTGTAAGGAAACGCATATTGCGACCCCATGATGCGAATGTACCTGCACTACCGTTTACTCTTGTTACTGATGCCATAATTATGACTCCTAAAATGTTGTAACCTTATAAGGTTCTACTTTTATTTATCCAGAATGGTTTCTAACCATGATGAAATAACATCAATCTATATCTTTTGCTCTTGCTAAATCATTGATTAGCGGGTATAGATCAAATTGTTTTCCGTGTAACCCAAACCATAAATTTAGTCTAGAAATAACATAAATCTTTTCACTTTTCTTTAAATTATGCCAATTTTGTACTTTTCTGCGTAAGTTTAATAAGTTAGAATCTTCTATGTACAATGCTTGGCTTACTTTAAACCAAAACCTTCCAGTCCACGCATCTTTTGTACTAAGCTGATATGTTTTCATATCAACTAGTAATCTACGCAAGTCCGGTAACAATGTTCTATTCTTAAACCTATACTTAATTGTTTCTTCTTCTGGAGTATGTTTTAACTTGCCAGCAATCATACTATGATCATAGTCTAGTATACTTTGCCATGTTATATATAAGTCAGATGCGTTAATCCTTTTGGATCTGAATTTACCCGTCATGTCCCAACGTATAGATCTGTCAGCATAATTTGATGCTGACGCACGTGAATGTGATTCTTGATACAAGACATAAACTGCTAATAACCCAACAAATGCAAAGTTTGCCAAGTCTCTATAATCTATATTAGCTACGTTGCCTGTATACAAGTAAAATTTACTTTCGTATAAAGAATGTATAAAGTCAAAATCTGTGCCAATAGATTCTGCAGGTGTTACTAGCTCATGACTGCCTTCCATGACTGCCTTATCATACTCACTAAAATTCATCAGTTTCATTAGGCCTTTGTGCCCCAGTTTTTAGGCATGGTAAAATTAGCTCTACTAAATTCTAGTCTGTCGACTAACTTAACAGCATTACCCATATGGTCAATGATTACTTTGCCTTCTTCTGGAGTTACTTTATATTCGTTTGGACCTACTTCTAAGAAACTATCAAGACTCTTAATTGTTGCTAACTTCTTAACTAAAAATAGTTTAGCAGTTATAGTTCTTAAGTATAAGTTATAGAAAGATTTAAGATCGTTAACATGGCTATTTAAGAATTTTAATCCTTCTTCCATAGCTTCTTGTTTACTTGCTTTACCTTTTTCTGATTTTAAAACTTCAATTGCCTGAAGCATTTTTGTTCTATAACGATTAATATATGCTAATGCAAATGCACTTGGATCTTGTTCAAAATCTCCAGCGGATCTAATCATACTATTAATATGAGCTTTCAAGTCGTTTTTAAAATCGACACCGCTTAGGTCATGATCTATCCAAGCAAACGTTTCTGGTTTGACATTTGCGGCTGACTGTTGTACTTTACTAATTGCTAGGTTAATCGCATCAGTTTCATCTTGAGTCATAGTGGCTGTACCGCTTAGGTCTTTAACTAATGCGTCATTGACCCATACGTTGGCACTATGGGAGAACGGACTAGCATCGTATCCAAACTCAGCAGTCATATCAGCTAGTGTTGGGCCACCTACATATTCTGTATGGAACACGATTCCCATTTTAGTTTTTTTAATTTTTTGTGCTAGATTACTATTGACAGGAACTGCGTATGTAATAGTGTTGGGTCTAAATGTAATAAATTCCTGTCCATCTATAGTAGCGGGAGTAATGTCAGCAGGGCCGGCATACAATAAGTCTCCCTGCAATACTCCTTTAATTCCAATTTGGCTTAGGTATGTTAGTGCAGTTAATAACTTTGCGGCTAACTCAGGTTGCTCGCCGTACATTGTTTTAATATCTTTTTTACTCTTAACCAACTTGGGTGTATTTTTAGCAAACACTGATTTAGTACCAACAAAGAATTGATTATCAGTTGGATCAATGCCACAAATAATTGCAGGGGCGCCATCCCATTTAGTTGAAATTTTATATTTGTGCTCGGCATGTCCGCCAAGCATATCACTTAGTCCCTGTAATGTAGCTACAACTTCTTGTACTCCATTGAAACCTTTATTAATAATTTGGTCTTCTAAATGTTCCAAGTGGGTATTCTTTCCTTCGGCGGCTTCTCTTAAAGATAATCCTTTTTGAATTTTTCTTTCTTGTCTTAGCCTGCCAGGACGCTTACGCTTACCTGCTAATATAATCTCATCTATTTTCATTTTTTGCTCTCTGCATTTTTAATAATTGCTTTGTTCATGCGATTAAAACTTTCGAGAATTTCGTTACGTTGTTCCATTACTGGTTCATTTGTAATTACTATACTTTCTTTTGCTCCTTGACCTTTAGCCGCCAATCGTTGTTTTAGACTTTGACGTGGAGCCTTAACTTGCGGTTCTGCCTCTGGTGCAGTAGTTGGCTCTGCCGCAGGTGCAGTCTGATTTGGATTAGCTGGATTGGCAGTATGTACCTGTCCAGTAGGAGTCTGCGTTGTTGTACCACCTGTACTTGATGCAGATTTATTTGCTCCGCCTAATGTATTTGTCATTTGGCCAAATGCATTTGCTCCTGCATCAGCTGGTGATTTGCCAGCCGCCTGTGCCCTAGCATCACGCTTTCGTATAGCATTAGGTGTATTACTTAGGCCGGCACCTTTTTTGCGGCCGCCGGTGCGTTTCTTCTTGCCTGGTGCTGGAGGTGTTTCTGCTCCTGGTGCTGGAGGTGTTTCTGCTCCTGGTGCTGGAGGTGTTTCTGCTCCTGGTGCTGGAGGTGTTTCTGCTCCTGGTGCTGGTGCTGGTGTAACACCTGGCTTAGGTGCTTCTGGTGCTGGTACTGGTGTAACACCTGGCTTAGGTGCTTCTGGTGCTGGTGCATTACCACCGCCATTACCACCGCCATTACCACCGCCATTACCACCGCCATTACCACCGCCATTACCACCGCCATTACCACCGCCATTGCCACCGCCATTACCACCGCCATTACCGCCAAAGTTAAATCCTTGTCTGCGGGTATCGCCGCCGCCGGCGCCATTGCCACCGTTATATGTATTTCCTTTATCACCGTCTAAGTTATCACCGGTACCAGGTTTGCTATCATATCCAATAGTAACACCGTCATCACTGGCCGCACTTTGTTTACTTGCCCAGTTGCCTATTTTTTGTGCTACGTTGTCGCGCGGATTAGTAGTAATACGGCCAGATTTATAAAATCCTTGTACTATTCGATCCCACATGTCACCGCCGCCAGCTGGGGCGCCACCTGGTGCTGGAGGTGTTTCTGCTCCTGGCTTTGGTGGTGCTGGAGTTGGACCTGGCGCAGGAGTTGGTGCAGGAGTTGGACCTGGTGCAGGAGTTGGGCCTGGCGCAGGAGTTGGCGCAGGAGTTGGCGCAGGAGTTGGCGCAGGAGTTGGTGCAGGAGTTGGTGCAGGAGTTGGACCTGGCGCAGGAGTTGGTGCTGGCGCTTCTGGTGCAGGTGCTTGATTTTTAGCTAATGTGTCGGCACGTTGTTTACGTCTATCTTTTAAATTACCAACTGCGTTTGCTACACCGCCGGCGGTTCCCGGATCACTAGAATCGTTAGGTCGGTTGCCTAATTCGTCTAATCTATCTTCTAACAAATAATTTTCTGCATTGGCAAAAATCTGTTTACCTTCAACTGTTTTAAGTGCAGTTAAAAGAATATCACGCAATACCCCACGTAGTTGTGGTGGAACAGATCCGTCATCATCTAAGAATTCATTCCATTGTGTTTGTAATTGATTATAATTATCAAATACTGATCCTGTTGACGCTGGGGCGTCGGCTTTTGCCGCATCAGCGCCAGCAGTAGGTTCAGCACCTGGTTTTGCCGCATCAGCGCCAGCAGTAGGTTCAGCACCTGGTTTTGCCGCATCAGCGCCAGCAGGAGTTTCAGCACCTGGTTTTGCCGCATCAGCGCCAGCAGGAGTTTCAGCACCTGGTTTTGCCGCATCAGCGCCAGCAGTAGGTTCAGCACCAGGAGGAGTTGCGACTGCGGGTGCGTCTGCATCCAACGTTGGTTCTATTTTATTGTCAGCGGCCGCGGCCGTTGGAGCAGAAGGCGCTTCAATTTTCATATCAGCATAAACTTTTGTAACTATGTCAGGGGCAACACCATTTTGTTGCAATACATCCGCCACTGCATTACTATCTGTTGGACTACCTGCTTTTTTCCATAATGAATTTAACTTGTCAGCTGTGATTGTCGTAGTTAAATTTTTACCTTTAGTCTTTGCCCAGTCGGCCGCTTTGCCAGCGCCAGCTTTAATAGAATCCCATGGGCCTTCGTTTAACTGACGTCGTTGAACCATGACAAATATTCTAGTAATCTGAGACTCAGATAATTCAACTGATTCTTTAATGCCAGCTTCAATGGCCGTCTTCATTAGTCCTTGTAAACTTCCAAAAGTTGCTTCTGCCGCATTAGCTGTTCCATCAGCAGTAGGACCTAACACATCTGCTCTTTTTGCCGCGGCCGCGATTGACTTACGTAAAAACTCCATGGTGCCACTAACATTTTTGCCCGACGCTAAATCTGCGGCCAATTTCTGTGCAACAGGACTTAAATTAGGATCTGTTGCGTAGTTTTGAAGTGCATCAGTAGCGGCATTGGCAGTGTCAGTAGCGGCATTGGTAGCGGCATTGGCAGTGTCAGTAGCGGCATTGGTAGCGGCGTCTGCGCTTGCTTTGCCTCCTTTGATTAAGTCGCCAAGTTGGCTTGCACCGTATGCCATTGCACCAGTCTTGACTCCGGAGTATGCCGCGCTGGAGAACTTTTCACCTTGTAACAATTTGTCTACTAGTTTGAACAGCGCAAGAAGTGCGGCACCGCCTAGGCCTGCGCCAGTAATACCTGCCGCCGCAATTAGTACCGCATATATAAAACCTTGTGCAACAGGATGTTCTTTAGCAAATTTCCTATAACCCATGATAATTTTACTAATTGCATTGTCGGGGCCGCCTAGGCCTGCTTCAATTTTAGATATTGCACTGTCATATGTCGAGTCGACCTTTTCAATGGGGCCGCTACTTTGAATTTTAGTTTTAAGATCTTCCCATGCTTTATTAACTGCTTGTGTGGCATCTTTGGCTCGGCCTAGGCCTGTGCGATTGCCGCCAGCGTCGGTGGCACCTTGTTCAGCGTTTTGAAAAATTTGAGTTATTTGATCCGGAGTTAACTCTGCTTCAATTAATTTTTTACCAACACTTTCCCATAACATAACACTACGTAAATTTTCGCCATGTAGTCCTTCATATAATTTTCTCTTAGAGAACATAGACTTATTAATTATCATAGCCTCTATTACTGTAGGCCTTGAGAGTTGACTTATTTTCATTTAAACACCGCCAATTTTTTCTTTTTATTTTCTACTATGGGAGTAGCTTTATTTTTCTTAGATTCTGCTTTGGTACCTCCAGAACTCATCCACATCTGTTTAAGTACTGCTAATAGTTTAGGCTCACTAATTAATTTAAAGTCGCCCATACCATTGGCTTTATTTTTAGCATTCTGCCCTTCAACATATTTGTCCCACTCTGCTTTAAACTTAGTAGGATCTTTAAACATTGGGTTTTTTCCTGCCTTTGGCTTTTCTTCTGCGGCTGGGGCTTCAGCGCCTGGTGCTGGAGGTGTTTCTGCTCCTGGCTTAGGTGCTTCTGCTCCTGGCTTAGGTGCTTCTGCTCCTGGCTTAGGTGCTTCTGCTCCTGGCTTAGGTGCTTCTGCTTCTGGCG